AATAAGCGAAATTGCAGAAGTCGTTTTAATTAGTGAAAAGGCAAAAACAAAAGACCCTCGCCAGGCTTATGGTGCATTAATTGACCAAATGACGGCTTTGATTCGCTCGTTCCGCGATCTAAAAACTAACGTGGTTATGACGGCCAAAATGGACCGGGTAAACGACGATCATGCCAATACCCTACTCTTCATGCCCTCGATGCCTGGCGCACGCCTAGCGCAATCGTTGGCTTATTTCTTTGATGAAGTTTTTTGTATACGACTAACCAAAAATGCCGATGGTGTTTTGGAGCGTAGTTTGCAAACTTCCCGCGATATTCAGTATGAGGCCAAAGACCGCTCCGGCAAATTGGACCAATACGAATACCCCACTCTGGCAAACATTGCCACAAAAATCCGTAACTAAAAAAGGTAGAAAAAATGCAATTTTCTTTTGATGCAACAGGTATTGACACGTCCGACGATCGTGGTTTTGAGCCATTACCCCAGGGTAAATACAACGCCATGGTGATCGAATCAACGATCAAAGACACAAAAGCTGGCACCGGCCAATACTTAGAACTTGTTTGCCAGGTATTAGACGGCAAGCATGTTAATCGTAAAGTTTGGCACCGCCTTAACATTGTTAACCCCAACCCGGTGGCTGAAAACATCGGCCGCAAAGATTTGGCCATATTATTGAGCAATTTGGGGCTGCCGCCTAAATTTGGCGACACTAACGAACTGCACGGCAAACCATTTGTTATGGGCTTAAAGATTAGCCAGCGCGACGGATACGAGCCATCCAATGATGTGTCATTTACTGGCCCTGCCGCTAACCAACCCACGGCTGCACCAATGATGGGCCGACCCACTCCACCACCAACCGCGACTGTTGCCGCGCCACCCTGGGGATAATGTAATGGCGACCATACCACAACCGTATAACAGCACCGTCGAAACGATTTATCGCAAATATGAGACAAGCCACGTCGAATCAAGCCGCGCGCATTTAGGCGCATCCATGATCGGCCGCGAGTGCAACCGGGCGCTGTGGTATGGGTTTCGTTGGGCCACCGTGCCCAACTTCCCTGGGCGCGTGCTGCGCCTATTTAAGCGCGGCCACGACGAGGAGAATTATTTTATTCGTGATCTGATGTCGATTGATGTTCAAGTCTGGGCAGTAGATCAAAATCAAAAACAATTTTCCGTAAATTGGCACGGCGGCCACTTTGCTGGCTCATGTGACGGCGTGGCCAAAGGCTTGCCCGAATCACCCAACAAAGCCCATTTATTAGAGTTTAAAACCCATAACCATAAATCGTTTGCGCTGCTCAAAAAGCAAGGCGTGCGCGAATCAAAGCCGGAACATTACGCCCAAATGCAAGTTTATATGCACGGCTTGGGCCTAGAGCGCGCCATGTATATGGCAGTCAGTAAAGACACTGACGAACTGTATACCGAAAGATTTGAATATAACCAGGAGGATGCTTTGGCGCTGGTCGAAAAGGCCCGGACGATCATTGCAACCGACGAGCCACCGCCTGGCATAAGTACCAGGAAAGACTTTTTCAAGTGTAAATTCTGCGACCACCAAGACGTGTGCCACCGTGACGAATTGCCCCAGGTGAATTGCCGGACGTGTATTCACGCCCATGTTGATATGGACCAAGGCGGGTGGCGCTGTCTTTTTCATGATAAGCCAATAAGCACCGACGACCAGCGCGCCGGGTGCGAAAAACACTTATACAACCATCACCTAGTTCCGCATGAAATGGTGGATATGGATGCCCCTAATAATTGGGTTAAGTACAAAAAGATTGATGGCGTGGAATTTTACAACAGCCAAAAAACCGCTCCTGGTTATTACACCAGCGCCGAAATAAAAGCTGCCCCGGCATTATTGGGCGACCCTGGAGCTGATAATTTACGCGCCACTTTCGGTGGCGTCTTTGTGGATGGCAACGAATGATGGCTTTAAAACGATGGACCGAAAAAGAAGATAATTATTTAAGAAAAAGTTACAGCACTTTAAAAAACGAGTTATTGGCTGTTGAAATGGACCGCACTAAAGGTGCAATAAAAGATCGGGCTTTAAGGCTTGGCATTGCAAAGGTTGGCTCGAAAAAACGCTGGTCGCAAAAAGATCATAGTTATTTGGCTGCCAATGTTGGAAAAATGCCAACCGCTGCTTTAGCCAAAGAACTAGGACGATCTAAGGCCGCAATACACAACCGGTGCAATTTGATTTTTAGTAAAGAATCGCAGTTTGATCTTGTTTATAACGATCTTTTTCAAGCACATTTTAACCCATTTTTAACCGGTAAAATTGGAGGCAAAGCAAAACATGATTAGCACAAGGGAACGCAGAATGTGGAGCGAAAACGAGTTGATTTACCTCCAGGATAACTACCACTTAAAAACCGTGCGCGTGATTTCAAAAGAAATGGGCCGGCCCTTACAGGCTGTAATGAGCAAGGCCCACCGCTTGGGCATATCTGATTTAGTAATACAAAAGCTATTGCGTTCTGGCAAAAAAGCCGAGGCTTTAGCGCGGAAAAAAGCCGGTGGAAGTTATTGCCCATTTTTAACCACGCGCTTTGGTTTTGAGAAGCCAGGGTATCAGCCCCTTTATACGGGAAGGTAATATGCAATTACGCGATTATCAAAAGGATGCGATCGACGCCCTTTATTCATATTTTGAAGAAAACGCGACCGGGCACCCTATCCTGGTGCTTCCAACGGCGGCCGGTAAATCGGTGATAGCCGGCGAATTTATACGCGGATTAATTCAGCAATGGCCAGGGCAAAGAGTGCTTTTGTTAACCCATGTAAAAGAATTAATTGCTCAGAATTACGACAAATTAATGACGCTTTGGCCTGACGCCCCGGCGGGTATTTATTCGGCCGGGCTAAACCGACGCGATACGGACCACGACATTATTTTTGCCGGTATCCAATCGGTCCACAAACGAGCCACCGAAATTGGCCATATTGATCTAATCATTATCGACGAATGCCACCTGGTTCCAAAATCCGGGATGGGAATGTATTTGCGATTTTTGAAAACCATGGGCGTGATAAATTCTAAAATCCGCGTCGTGGGATTAACGGCCACGCCTTATAGGCTTAATTCTGGCTCCCTGACCGATGGTGACGACCGATTATTTACCGACGTGGCATATGATGTTGACGTTATGCAATTGGTTAACGACGGTTATTTATCTCCCCTGGTGCCAAAGGCCATGGATAATGAATTCGATCTTTCAGAAATTAACACCAGGGCGGGTGACTACAAAGCCGATCAACTGCACGCGCTCACCGACAACGACGCCCTGGCAAGAATGGTATTAGTTGAAATTCTAGCCTATGGCCGCCAGCGCAAATCCTGGCTGATCTTTTGTACCGGCGTAAATCATGCCGAGAAGATGGCCGAAATTATCGCAGAGCATGGCATTAGCACGGCGACAATTACCGGGGCCACGCCAACCGACGAGCGCGATTATATCCTGGAGCGATTTAAAGCCGGCCACATTCAGTGTTTGACCAACTGCGACGTGCTGACAACCGGCTTTGATGCGCCGGCAATTGATATGCTTGTCTTTTTGCGCCCCACTCAAAGCCAGGGGCTATATGTCCAAATGTGCGGCCGTGGGATGCGCCTGGCTGAAAGTAAAAACGATTGCCTGGTCCTAGACTTTGGCGGTAATACGCAACGCCATGGACCAATTAACGCGCTTAATCCACAAGGCGAACAACGAACAAAGGGAAGCAAAGCAACACCACCGTCTAGGACGTGCCCAGTTTGTAAAACCATTATGGCCGCCTCTTGCACTAAATGCCCCGAATGTGGCCACCGCTTCCCGCGCGATATAACCCATGACCAAACCGCAAGCACGGCCGCCTTATTGGTGGATTTGGCTTTGCCTATTCCTATAAAACACGAATGGCATAACGTCAATAATGTGAATATTTCGAGGCATAAAAAACTTGGCAAACCCGATTCGGTCCGGGTGACTTATTGCACCAGCGGCGGTGACTTTTCGACCTGGGTTTGCCCGGCTCATGGTGGGTATGCGGCTGACAAAGCGCGCGAGTGGATAACTGCCCATTTTCCGACATTGCAGGACCATACCACCGACGCGATTTTAGACAATGTTGGCAACGGCACGATCCCGTTTTCTATCCGCGTCAAAGAAAGCGACAAATACCCAAACATTACCCGTTATGACTTTTCTGAGTTCAGAGAAGAATTACCTTTTTAACTTTAATAATGCTATTAGGAACGAACATTATGAGCAATAAATTAATAACAATATCTGAGTATTTAAAGACACGTTTTGAGCCTGGCTCTGCGCCTAGTGTCTACACCGTCAGACGATG